GGACGTCACGTCATGGACGTACTACGTACCCTAGCACACGAGCTAGTACATCACAAACAACGAGAACTTGACATGATACAGCCAGGCGATGGTGCTACTGGTAGTCGAATTGAAAATCAAGCCAACGCTGTAGCAGGAGTTCTTATGAGAGACTTTGCAGATCAACATCCAGATTACTTTGGTGCCCTAAACGAACTTAAAGATCCTCCTGAACAGAAAAAGTCTTGGGACGATTATGGCCAGCCTGCCGTACCCAAACTTGAGCCCAAGGAAAAAGTTTATCACAACTGGCAACACTACGACGACGAGACCAACAAGAAAGAACCACAGCAAAATGAAAACTTTGCCGATGGTAAGAATCCTGGTCGCAAAGGTCTAAGCAAGCGCATGGGCGTGAACACCAAAGCAAGTGTAAGTAGTCTACGCAACACTGCCAAACATTCAACAGGCGAGAAGGCTCGTATGGCACACTGGTTGGCCAACATGAAGGCCGGCAGAGCCAAACATAACAAGTAAAAACACCCTTAGGACCCGTTATTCGTAACGGCGGTGTTGGTTGACCACTAACCATAATGATGTCGGAGTCGTGCCCGGAATTCATCATTTAAATAGTGGTATTTTTACGTCCTTTGTTCCACGGTGTCCTACCTAATCTCTGCAAAGATAATTTTTCTTTATCCTCGTCGCTCCATTTCCAGCCGCCCTTGGATCTACCTTTAGGAGTTTTGACAACTTTATTTTTTCGCTTATTATATTTTTTAATTTCTGGTAACGGCTGAGCGTTACGAAATTCAGCTTCTTCTTGAGTTATTTTCCCAGACTTAACCAAATTAGAAATACTTGCAGATCTTAATTTTAGCCGAGTAGCGTCATTTGGAGATACTCCTTTATTCCAAGTACTTATATCTTTTTTCACCATTGACATGTTGACTTTTAATTTTTCATATACTCTATTATTAACTTTGTATCTGCTTTGATTATCAGAAGAACACGAGACCATCATCCAAACTGCTTGAGACATTTTTGCTTTATCTTTGCCTGTTAGCATTTTAGTAAGTAATATATGACAAATGAAATGTTCTCTGGCTGTAAGCTCAACTAGATTGTCTAGACTATCATTACCGCCAAGGCTGCGAGGAATGATGTGATGCTTTTCAATGTATTCAGTCAATGTGCGAGATTTTGCACGATTGATGATTTTATAATAGGTAGTGGTGTATTTGTTGGGTAAATACATTGCTGATGCTCCTTCTAAGCGTTAGAGTAGTTGGATACGCCAATATCGCGAACTACACTAATATTTATACCATAATAGTTGTTTTTACATGAAACAACAGTATATAATTGTACTATCAACTAGGAGAACACATGAGTGATTATGATCGCACATTCAACGGCGAAGCCAAAGCTAAACTTACTCAATTGATTTCAGAAGGCATGCAGGTCATGCAAGAGATTGAAGACCTGAGTGCAGGACTCAGCGACACTGTCAAAGCAGTAGCAGAAGAATTGGAAATCAAACCCGGCACCTTAAAGAAGGCAATTCGTATTGCACACAAGGCCAAACTGGGCGAAACCAATCGAGACCACGACGAGCTCAACACCATCTTGGAAACTGTTGGCAAGACTCTGTAATGAAGACCATTGTTCATACCTGTAGTAGCGTACTGCTGAGACCCAATGGTATTACTAGGTATATTAATACTGTAATAGATTTACAACGCAGTATGGGGCATCGTGTACTTTTCGTAACCGATGCGAAACCCACACAAACCATCAACACAGACGAAACATTATATTGTAATATACTATCGGCTTATGAGCCAAACTGGAGAGATGGTCATGTGTGGTTACAGGTAGAACATCAAGTCGCAGATGACGTGCGTGAGGCTTTTACAAAATTAGACGTAGAGCCAGATCTAGTCGTGGCACACGACTTGCACAGTTATCTAGGAGCAGTTACTGAATTCCGTGACGGCATATTTGTACAGCACGAAAGTGATCTAATGAATGCAGATGGCCGTTACAGTTTTCTCAGTGACGAATATCTTGCAGCGCAAGTAGACATAGCGAATACAACCAATTGGCGTATTGGTATGTGTGCGCCCTACAGCCACAATGTTAAGCCACAGCGTCCGGTACATACTCCTTCACCATTTACACCAGCTAATTATAACAACACAGAAAAGACACAGGGTCTGCTCTATGTTGGCGATACTACTGATCGTAAAGGTGCCAGAGAGTTTATGGCTATGGCACAGCAGTTGGGTGTGACTCCTACAGTGATCACACACGAAACAGATGCACTACTATTTGCCGGAGCCAATGTAGTGTCATTTGGTCTTGATCAACGTGATGCCATGTTTGAACTAATGAGTCAACATCGGGTAGCCTACTTGCCTAGCAAGAACGAATGTTTTAGCATGGCGGTGCTAGAATGTCTACAGTTTATGCCAGTGGTTGTTGATGGACAATATGAATGGACTGAGCATGTAGAAGCACTAGGTGCCGTGCGTCCAACAGGTGCTGAGATCTTGCCCACAATTGATGGCTTGCTGAAAACCACTGCACCATACGATAGACAGCTATTAGAGCTATGGAGCCAACGCAGTAACCAACTTTGGATTAACCTTAGCACATGAAAAACTTCCTACAAAACTTTGTCAACTATGTACGCAACGACTGGAACAGTTATCCACTGAGATTCTGTGCTGAAGTTTTTGCTTGGAGTTGCAGTGTGATCAGTGCTATAATGTTTGCTATGACAGTGCCCAACATTCCAGTGGTACCGCTCTATGTTATTTTTATATCAGGATGCTGTGCCAGTGGATGGGCCTGTTACACACGCAGAAGTTTTGGTCTAATGGCCAATAGTATCTTTTTGGTAACCATAGATGGTATTGGTTTAATTAGATTTGCCTTGCAATAAGATAAGTAATATTACAGTCTCGCCGGACTCGAAACGGCATGTAGAGTCAGTATAGGCTTTAAACTATACAAGGAGAATTATGAGTTATGTTGACGCTCTCTATGACAGAGCAAAAGATCGCATTCACGTTGTCGAACGTGTAAACGGTGTTAGAGAATACCGTGACTTTCCCGCAGAATATGTATTCTACTACGACGACCCCAAGGGCAAATATCGTACTATCTTTGACACCCCTGTTACAAGATTCAGTAGTCGTAGCAACAAAGAATATCACAAAGAACTAAAACTACAGAGCAACAAGCAGCATTGGGAAAGTGATATTAACCCAATCTTCCGCTGCCTTGAAAACAACTATCTAGGTGCAACGTCACCAAAACTGCAAACAGCATTTTTTGACATTGAGGTGGATTTCCACCCCGACAAAGGCTACGCTCCAACTACAGATCCATTTAACAAGATCACTGCCTTCTCAGTCTACTTAGATTGGCTAGACAAACTAGTCACCTTGGTATTGCCTCCCAAAACATACAGCTGGGAAAGCGCACAAGAGATCTGTGATCGCTTTGACAACTGTTTCTTGTTTGAACGAGAAGAAGACATGTTGAATACATTCTTTGACTTGATCCAAGACGCCGACATCCTAAGTGGTTGGAACAGTGAGGGTTTCGATATTCCCTATACCATTATGCGTACCATGCGGGTGTTGACCAAAGACGACACACGCAGATTATGTTTATGGAATCAATTTCCTAAACAGCGTGAATTTGAACGCTTTGGTGCTACCAACATCACCTTTGACCTTGTGGGCCGTGTGCATATGGACTATATGCAACTGTATCGCAAGTACACATACGAAGAACGACATAGTTATAGTTTGGACGCTATTGGCGAATATGAACTAGATGAGCGCAAAGTTGCCTATGAAGGCACGTTGGACCAATTGTACAACAAAGACTTTCCCAAGTTCATTGACTATAACAGACAAGATACCATGTTGTTGGCCAAGCTAGACAAGAAACTACGCTTTCTAGATCTGGCCAACGAAATTGCTCACGATAATACTGTGTTGTTACAGACCACAATGGGTGCGGTCGCTGTAACTGAGCAAGCTATCATTAATGAAGCACACGGGCGTGGTATGATTGTCCCTAATAGGAAAGGTCGTGATGAACAAGGTCAAACGCAAGCCGCAGGTGCCTATGTTGCTTATCCCAAACGGGGTATGCACGAATACATTGGCGCCATCGACATCAACAGTCTCTATCCCTCGGCTATTCGCGCCCTCAACATGGGACCAGAAACCATTGTCGGACAGTTACGACAAACAATGACCGACAAGTACATCGCAGACAAGATGGCCGTTAATGGCGGCAACTTTGCTGACGCATGGGAAGGTTTGTTTGGTAGTTTGGAATATACCGCAGTAATGGAGTGCCAACAGGGTATCGAGATCACTATTGACTGGGAAGAAAGCCGGCAAAGTACAACGCACACAGCCGCAGAGGTGTGGCGCATGATATTTGACAGCAATCAACCTTGGACATTAAGTGCAAACGGTACCATATTCAAGTATGACATGAAGGGTATCATTCCGGGCTTGTTGGAACGTTGGTATGCAGAACGTAAAGAGATGCAGGCCAAGAAGAAGGAAGCCACAGACAAAGAGGACATTGCATTCTGGGACAAGCGTCAGCTGGTTAAGAAGATTAACTTGAACAGTCTCTATGGCGCTATCTTAAACCCAGGTTGCAGATTCTTTGACAAGCGTATCGGACAAAGCACTACGCTAACAGGACGTACCATTGCCAAGCACATGGACAGTCACGTTAATGAATGTCTAACTGGGGTATATGACCATGTGGGCGAGACTGTTATCTATGGTGACACAGACAGTGTCTACTTTAGTGCATATCCTGTGTTTAAGAAAGACATTGAGGCAGGACGCATGGAATGGAACAAGGATGTCTGTATTGCACTCTACGACACTATTGCAGACAGCGTTAACGAGTCGTTCCCGGGCTTTATGGAACGTGCTTGTCACTGCCCAAGAGAAATGGGTGCTATCATCAAAGGCGGTCGTGAACTGATTGCCGAGAAGGGCCTGTTTATCAAGAAGAAGCGTTATGCTGTACTAATCTTTGATCTAGAAGGTAAACGACTAGACGTTGACGGCAAGCCAGGCAAAGTAAAGGCCATGGGCTTGGACTTGAAGCGGTCAGATACTCCCAAAGTCATGCAGGACTTCCTAAGCGAGATCTTGTTAGATGTGCTAACAGGTGCAGAACGTGATGCTATCATTTCAAAGGTGCGTGACTTTAAGATCACATTCCAACAGTTGCCTGCTTGGGAAAAGGGTACGCCTAAACGTGTCAACAACTTGACCAAGTACACAGCCGAGGAAGCCAAGCTGGGCAAAGCCAACATGCCAGGACACGTTCGTGCGGCAATGAACTGGAACAATCTACGCAGAATGCACGGGGACAACTACAGTGCCAAGATCATTGACGGCATGAAGACTATCGTGTGCAAACTCAAAGACAATCCGCTAGGCTATACGTCAGTTGGTTATCCCACAGACGAGTCTCGTATTCCTGCATGGTTCAAGGAACTGCCATTTGACCAAGACAAGATGGAAACTGCCATTGTTGATCAAAAGGTAGAGAACTTGTTGGGCGTGTTGGATTGGGACATTAGTGCCAACACTGACACCAAGTCAACATTTGACAGCTTGTTTAGTTGGGACTGATATGGCCTTATACGACCTAGTTACTCTTAAAAAGAGTCTAAAGGAAAACTTCAACACCGATGAAGCTGCAATGGCCATTGACCGTTTGCGTACTCAAATTGAGAACGTAAAACTACAGGTTCCTGTGATTGAAGCCAACGATATTGAATACATTGACCAGCTGGTTGCTTACTATAACGATCTACTGGTCAAGGTTGAGTCGCCCTTGGCCGAATACAAAAATAAAATTAGTGAGATTGATCAGAAAATCACTGCACTCAGTCACAGCCTGTTTGCCAACAGTTATGAACTTGAAGAACGTGACGGTGGTTTTGATCACGTGCGTAATCATCGTCGTATACACCTACGTGAAGATGTTGAGCAACTAGTCAAGCAACGTATACAGCTCTATACTGATTGGAAGTATCCAAGTTTAGAAATTGGCTGTAGAGATGGCGAATGGACACAGTATCTTGTGGCCGCCGATCCTTTGTACATTGTAGACAAGTATCCCGAATTCCTTGCCAGTGCCAACAGCAAGTTTCCCGAAGAGTATCAAAGACGTCTACGCAAATATCCCTTAAACAATCATAACTTTACAGCCTTACCACAAGGACAGTTTGGATTTGTGTTCAGTTGGGGACATTTCAACTATATCAGTTTAGACACAATCACACAGGTGCTGAAGCAGATGATTACTTTGTTGCGTCCCGGTGGAGTATTCTTGTTCAGCTACAACGACGGCGATACTCCAGCTGGTGCAGGTATGGCAGAGAACTTTGCTCAAACATACTTGCCACAAAGCATTCTTGTTCCGACTTGTCAAAGTTTGGGATTTGAAATAGTATCCACATTTAACGAAGAGCCCAACATCAGTTGGCTTGAAATAAAACGCCCCGGTAAGCTACGCACAGTAAAAGCACACCAGGTATTGGGCGAAATAAAACGAAGAACCCCTTGACAGATCTAAATACAAACTGTTACAATCAACTATTAGGAGTATATAATGCAAGACTATTTAAAAGACATCGTACAACACACAAACGGACTTGGTGGCATTGACATGATCAAGATCGTTGGCACTGCCGACACTATTGAGATCAGCACAATCAGCGAAGAACGTACTGTTATTCTAGAAGCTAAATTCAAAGATCCGCATCCGGACTTTATTGGCACATTTGGTATGCCCAATCTTGGCAAACTAAAAACAATTCTGGGCATTGAAGAATATGCCAAGGATGCCAAGATCACTGTCAACAAACAAACTGACGCAAATGGCGATACTGTGCCCAGCGGATTGCATTTTGAAAATGCCGCAGGTGACTTCAAGAACGACTATCGCTACATGAACTCAATGGTCATCAACGACAAACTCAAGAGCCCTAAATTCCGTGGCGTTAAATGGAACGTAGAGTTTACTCCTACTGTACAAAACATTCAACGCTTGCGTTATCAAGCAGCAGCCAACAGTGAAGAAACAACATTCACTGCCAAGACTGAAAACGGCGATCTCAAGTTTTTCTTTGGTGACCCAACAAGCCACGCAGGTAACTTTGTGTTCCAAGCAGGTGTCGCGGGTAACTTTACACGCACACAGTTCCACTGGCCGGTTGGTGTTGTACTAGCAATCTTGGCACTACCAGGTGACAAGGCATTTAAAATCAGCGAAGACGGTGCCAGCATGATCACTGTTGACTCGGGCTTGATTGAATACAACTACATTATCCCAGCACTGACCAAGTGATTGTAACCACTGGTATCAACGAATGGCAACATAAAGGTCATGTCTATGGCGAGTGTATGAGCCGCCCGGACATTGACCTTATGTATGTACACATTCCAAAAAATGCCAGCAGCTGGACCAAGCCTAACCTACAAGATTGGGGTTGGGAATTTTACAATTATCGCACTGACGGCCTAAATAAACATGCACTCGTAATACTACGCGATCCCATAGATCGTTGGCTAAGTGGTATTGCAGAGTATTTGACACTGTATCATGTCAACATGCAGGTGCCGTTTCGTGAAACTGAAGAACTAATTTTTGATAGAGTAACATTTGACGATCATACTGAACGTCAAGTAAAATTCATTGAGGGTTTAGACACAGACAACTGTACCTTTATGTGGTGTAACAATGAGTATCGTAGCAATTTTAGTAACTATATTGCTGACCATTTGGGCCAAAACAAGTATCACAAATATGCTTATCAGCATGTTAGTGAGCAATGCCCAAATCGCAGCAGATTTAAAAGAATTTTTAAACAGTTAATCGACCGCGAACCTAAATACCTTGACAAACTTAAACAGCATTTTGCTGATGATTATAAACTAATAGAACAAGTACAATTTTATGGCACAAGATAACCTAACCGCAAAACAACTAGACTACGCAGTATTCCTTCCTGCTATCTCAGGCTTTTACGCCACATTTATTGGCAAGCAGAGACAAGAGCAATATGTAGATCCTGCACGTTTTCCACAGGCACTAGCAGACAAACTCACAGACATGGAGCAGATAAACTGGCTTGATGATCAAAAGGGTGCGTTTCCCTACAAGTGGAGTCTGTATTCAGGCGGACATGCCAACTTGGACTTGACCAAACCCAACAGTGGCGAGGACATGATTCGACAACGTGATCCCAATACTACACTACTAGGTGACTCGGGCGGGTTCCAGATTGCCAAAGGCCTGTGGGAAGGCGAGTGGCATGCACCTAGCAGTACCCATGTACAAAACAAGTTGGCCACGCTTGCTGGTGATGAACTAAAAGCATATCAAAAACAACTGGACATGGCACAGAGCAAACGAGAAGCTATTCTTAAATGGATGGATGGCGTTGCCAACTATGGCATGACACTGGATATTCCAACTTGGGTTCGCGAGTTTCCTGAAAAGAACAGCAAGATTGGTAACTTCAAAACTGAACAAGAACTGATTGATGCTACCAAGTACAATAACGAGTACTTTATTGCAAATCGCAAGGGTATTGATGCAGGCGGTGTTAAGATTCTAAACGTGCTGCAAGGTGCAAGTCACAGCGCAGCCGATGCTTGGTATGACACAATGAAGCAGTACTGCGATCCTGTTAAGTATCCCGGACGTCACTTTAACGGCTGGGCTATGGGAGGACAGAACATGTGTGATGTACACTTGATCCTGAGCCGATTGATTGCACTCAAGTATGATGGATTACTAGAACAAGGCGTACATGATTGGATGCACTTCTTGGGCACCAGTAAACTGGAATGGGCTGTGCTACTCACAGTTATTCAACGTGCTGTTCGCAAGCACGTCAACCCCAACTTTACCATCAGCTTTGACTGTGCAAGTCCTTTCCTGGCTACTGCCAACGGACAAGTCTATTACGAAAACACATTCCCACACGATGGCAAGTGGAGCTACAAGATGGGACCAAGTGCAGACAATAAAAAGTACGCAACAGACACACGCAAGTATAGCGATGCAGTGGTACAGGATGGTTTCTTCCCAAGTTTTACAGAAAGTCCCATCAGTGCCATGTGTCAGATACGAGACATCTGTATCTACAAACCAGGTGTAGCCAAGGCAGGTGTAACTATTACACCCGAAAACTTCCAAGACGAAACACTATATGATGTGTTGCCTGACAAAAACAAAAATGACAAATGGGGCAAAACAAGTTGGGACAGTTTTAGCTATGCACTCTTAATGGGGCATAATGTTTGGATGCACTTGACAGCAGTACAAGAAGCCAACAGACGTTTTGATAGTGGCGAATTCCCCAGCATGATGCGTAGTAAGGCAACTGGCGAACGATTTGAAGATATTGTCGAACGTATCTTTGCAGCACCTACTAGAGAGGCAAGTCAAGCAATCATTGATCAGTATGACAACTACTGGACAGAGATCATCGGCGGACGTGGACGTCTAGGCAAGAAGGTTAGACACGTTACTGATGCTATCTTTAACAGTCTATTTGAAATGCCTGAATATGAAGAGCCCGAACTAAACGAACAACTGTTAGACAATTTGGAGGAACAATGAGTTATCAGGGACGTATTGCACATTTACAAGAACAACACGCACAGCTAGACAAACAAATTGATAATCTAGAAAAGCACGAACTGTTTGACGATATTCAAATTGCCAAACTAAAAAAGGAACGATTGCATGTTCGTGACGAGCTTGTTAAGCTACGAGCACAACACCCCGATGCCTGAACAATTCTTTTGTCCTTTGCCTTGGATACATCAGTTTATTCAACCAACTGGTGTTAAGATCTGCTGTTCAAGTACAAAAGAACTGCAATTGAGTCCTGCAGAATTTAACGCAAGTGCGTATCTTCAGGCAGTTAAGGACACAATCGCTCAAGGTCAAGTACCAAAAGAATGTCAAGGCTGTGTGGCAAACGAACAGATGGGGTTTGGTAGTACTAGACAAAGTGCTCTTAGAGACTGGCGCTATACCGTAGATACTGTGCCAAATCAAATTGAATACTTGGATTTAAGATATAATAATCTCTGCAACTTCAGCTGCCGTAGTTGCGAGCCAGCATTTAGTACCAGTATAGATAAAGAAATTAAACTTAATCCCGTATTGAAAAAATACTTTAGGCCTGTGGTACCAATACACAAGGACATTGTCAACTCTATAGAGTCTTTTTTGCCAACCCTCAAACGCTTAAACTTAACTGGCGGTGAGCCCTTGCTGATCAAAGAACACATAGATGTTTTATCAACATTAATCAACAAAGGTAAAACAGACGTGGAGTTATTGATCACAACCAATGCATCAGTAGTTAATCCTAAACTGTTGAATTTAATATCTCAATTTGAAAATGTACATTGGACTGTTAGCATTGATGCTGTAGGAGAACTGGCAGAATACATACGCAATGGAACAATATGGCATACTGTTGAACGAAATCTAAATGCCATACTTGCACTCAAGCAAAGTGTTTTTATCAATACCACTGTGAGCGCTTATAGTGTGTTTGGATTATCAGCTTTAGCCAATTGGTTTAGATCAACAAAATTACACTACCCCAATCAACCATTTGAGATAATTTTTTCAATAGTGCAATATCCCGAATACCTACAGCCCAGTGCTGTGCCAACTGCACTTTTGGATACTGCATTGTCCAATCTACAAGGTTGTATAGATATCTTGAGCAAAGACTCAATTAATCCAATTGAGTACATTTCCCCTTTAAAAGGCTTGCAAACTCATTTGAGTTCTGCTACACTACATACTAGAGATTCTGATAAGTTTATCGAGTACACAAAGACTTTAGACACTATTAGGAATCAATCTTTCAACAAAACTTTTAATTTGAATTTATGATTAGAGACGGGCACGAAGAAGTAACATTCTTCACTGGCATTGAAGTAGAACATACTCCTGCACACGGTAAGAAAACTCTGTTTGTAGTAGGCGTACAAGCTGTAGAAGACATTGCTCTAAATCTCAGCAGAGCAGACAGCATTGAACATATCTACTTTGGTGCTAACCAAAGTTTTCCCGATATTGATGTCAATGACTACGTCAAGTGGACACAGTGGCAAAAAATGATCATGCCATTTTTAGACAAGGGCTATTTCTGCACACTGGATATTGATGTCAGCTGTTTAGAAGGACTAGCAGAAAGTGGATTGTGTGAACACAACACATTTATTCCCATGATCTCTGTCAAGATGCCCTACATTCGACTGCTGAACTATAACGCAACATTAAAGATTGACGACATAGATTTTGACTCAACCAACCCCGGTGTGTGGTGTCATGGTGTTCATTCACTGATGGATCGCAAGGTATTCACTGACTGGACACAATACACCAAGGACCTACCACTATGAAACCCACAGTTAAAATTACCAAGTTTAAATTTTCCCTAGTAGGGATTACCGTTCCGTCTAAAGCCAATGGCGAGGCCGGTCGTTATATTGAACAGTTGCTGGTTGAACGTGGCATTGCCATGCAAAACGGACGTGGTGTTGATTGTGAATTCTTTGGTTTAGAAGTCAAGTCGCGTGACATTGACAGTGTTAGCGCACAAACCGTTGCCTGCATGACTCCACAAGATATTGTCAACACTGACTATATTGATAGTGCTGTTTTTAAAAAGTTCCAATTACAGTATCGTGTTAAGACAAAAGATCGTGTAATTGTAGAAGATCAAATTTTTGATTTTTCTCCGGACTACATTCAAAGTCTCATTAAAGATGCTTACGAAACTGCTAGAGCGAATCTCACTGCTGAATTAACCAAGTATGGTGTTAGCCCTAACTATATTCCTGGCACATACTGGGGCTACCTTGAACGAACTCAACCCGGCAAGTCTGAATCTTATGAATTCCGAATTGGTCTGTATGCTTTTGATAAACTTGAAAGCATGACCAAAACCACCTTAAAAAACCCTATATTTGATTGGAGCAACCAATGACACAAGATGAGAGAGATACAATTGAAAGAATTAAACAACGTGCAGACAGAAAAATTTGGATCACATTCCGCAAAGAAGGAATCCACAAGTACCCCGCAGCCGCAACAGATCCCAGTTTGGCAACTGGTGATGAATACGATGTTAGTTTTCTTGGTGTGCCTCATCGCCACATATTCCATTTTCGTGTCTGGATCGATGTATTCCACAACGACCGAGATGTTGAGTTTATCCAGTTTAAACGCTGGTTGGAGAATCTGTACCGCGATGGCACAATCCAACTTGACTTCAAGAGCTGCGAAATGATTAGCGATGATCTGTATCTACAGATTGCTGCAAAGTATCCTGGACGTAGTGTCTGGATTGAGGTTGCCGAAGATGGCGAAAACGGTGCCCTCATTAAATATGAAACTTTCCGCCCACAACTTATTAGCGTTTAAGGAATAATAAAATGGCTAACGAACACCTGCAAAAATACTTCAAGATGAAAAACGAAGTCCGCAACATTTTCGACGACCTCGAAGAATATCTTGAGTTTTGCAAGAAGCAAGGCTATGTCTATGACGAAAGTCATTTGTACAACGAGAAGACACCCTGGGGTGAGCTGCAACGTGTTAAAAACGGCAAGCATCCAAAGGACAACTGGAGTCCTTATCCCAAAGAACGTCGAGTGTTTACTCCACGTGACAAGAACAGCAACTGGAAAGTTCGGACATTCTAATGACTAATCCATTCCGCGATCAAGAAAAGTTCATGAAGGCCTGCGACCAAAGTGTCGACGAGTTTAACAAAGATCAATTTAACTTATATGTTTCTTTAATTGACGAAGAAGTTAGAGAATTATATGATGCAATCACAGCACACAACAAAGTCGAAACTTTAGATGCACTAATTGATATTCTAGTTGTTACTATTGGTGCATTACACAGCATGGGTGCAGATACCGAAGGTGCGTGGAAAGAAGTAATGCGTACCAACTTTGCCAAGATCGACAAAGAAACTGGCAAGGTACGTAAGCGTGAAGATGGCAAAGTGCTCAAGCCAGTAGGCTGGACACCACCTGAACTTGCTCCATACTTGAAAAAGGATTAATTGTGCGTAAACTATACTACATGGGCCTAGAGCCCTACAAAGCACGTTACACACTACAACTTACAGAGTGGAATAGTCGTGTGTTTGAACGCCGTGGCATCAATTATCAAATTGTACCCGGCGACACACTCAGCAATGACCAAGCTATTGTAACAGGACAAGTGCTGGACGCACATGGACGCACATACTTTGGCATGAGCCAGCTGATGAATTTGGTTAGCATGATGAAGGCAGGAGAAATAAACAATGAAGATGTTATCTACTTTGAGGACATGTTCCAGCCAGGTATCGAAAGTTTACCTTACATCATTAAACAGATTCCGGCAGCATCGCGCCCAAGGATCTTTGTTCGTTGTCTTGCTCAGTCTATTGATCCAGATGATTTTGTACATGTCTGGGGAATGGGCGACTTTATGGGTCACTATGAACGCATGGTTGATTCATTCGTTGATGGTGTACTTGCTACCAACGAAGAAATGGTAATGCACATGAAGATTGCAGGTTGGAAATCGCCAATCTACAACATTAGTGGTCTGGCATTTGGCAAAGCAGAAGTACAAGAACGTGTTGGCGCTATTAAACCATTTGCGGATCGCAAACGGCGTGTGGTGTTTAGCGCACGTTGGGATCAAGAGAAGCAGCCCGACTTCTACATGGATGTTATTGAAGCATGGCATGCTCGTCATCCCAACAGTGGCGTAGAGTTTGCTGTGTGTTCAGGTGCAAAACTCAAAAGCAACAACGACAGCTATATGCAACGTACTCGCGACATGCAGGCACGTGGCTTGCTGACACTCAACGAGGACTTGGCTAAAAATGACTACTACAACATCGTTAATGACAGTCGTGTTGTGTTTAATTGTGCTTTGCAAGATTGGGTTTCAAACACCGTATCCGAAGCTGACGCACTTGGTTGCAATGTTTTGTACCCTGCTTATCGTAGTTTTCCTGAAACCTTTAGTAATGATCATACTCGGCTTTATATCCCTTGGTCAATAGAAGATGCACTGAACAAACTAGAAGTCTTGTTGGAGACTCCAAGTCCGCTGATGGGCAGTATCAGCGACTGGAACGACGGCACTGTTGATCGCATTTGTGATATCTTAGAAGGTAAGGGCGAGCAATGGTTACGCATGTCAACTGATTATCGCAAGCACACACGTGAGTCTAAATACTAAACTAGATATCTGGATCACATTAGCTGGGGAGAAATTTCCCCAGCTAACAGAAGACCAGTTAAGAGCACTGAGCCTAAAGGCCGCAAGTGAATGGTATCTCGGCGAGGATAATGAATTGGTTAAATTATTTGACCAATACGTAATGTTAAAAAACCTAGCAGGCATTAAAAACCAAGATGAATAAAAATATAATTGTCACAGGTGGTTGCGGCTACATTGGTAGCCATGTGGCACGAGCATTCAAATATGCCGACGCAGAAAACATTGTAACCATCATTGACACTGAACGTAGAGAACACACTCTTAACGGCATTGACGGTTTCTTACACGCAGACTTTGCCAGCGAAGAAGCCTTGGCCATGATTGTAGATTTACAGCCTGTGCTGATTGTACATTGTGCTGGTACAAGTCTAGTAGGCCCTAGCGTAACAGATCCTGGTGAGTATTGGGACAATAACGTGTCTAAAACAGTCAAGATGCTTAATGTCATACGCCATATGCAGCGCAAGCCACGTATCATGTTCAGCAGCAGTGCCAGTGTGTATGGTACGCCAGAAAACATGCCCATTGTTGAACAGGCAAATCTAAATCCCATCAGTCCCTATGGACAGACCAAGTTGACTGTAGAGCGTATGTTACATGACTACAGCGTAGGCTATGGTATTACCAGCTTGTGCTTCCGTTACTTTAATGCAGCAGGTGCCATGGTTGACACATATGACCTTGGGCAGGAACCTGGTGCTACACACATCATAGCTCGTGCGCTTGAGGCAAGTTTAACCGAAAGATCCTTTACAATCAATGGCATGGACTTTAACACACCCGACGGAACTTGTGTGCGTGACTATGTACACGTTTGGGACATTGCTCTGGCGCACGTTCAGGGTTATCACTTCTTGACCAGCGACTATCCACAAGATGGTGCTTACGTAATGAACTTGGGCACAGGCAAGGGCATTAGTAACAAACAAATTGTTGATTATGTTTTTGAAAAATACGGTCTTGTCCAAGTATACTACGGCGAACCTAGACCCGGAGATCCAGATGAATTAGTCGCCGATACTAGAACGGCACAAGAGCTCTTAAACTGGACTCCACAATACAGTGATATTGAAACCATCATTGACTCAGCATATAAATGGTACCGAAGCAGATGACATTTGACGATATTAAAAGATTTGAACTGGCACTGGCCGAGTTCACAGGCGCACCCTATGTGGTCATGACTGATTGTTGCACACACGCTATTGAGCTGTGTTTGCGCTATGACAAGATCAAACAATGCACGTTCACTCCCTATACCTATTTGAGCATCCCAATGACCATGCACAAGTTGGGTATTGCTTATGGCTACTACCCAGATACTATTTCACACAGACAGCATTGGGTTGGCGAGTACAAGTTTGAAGGCACCCGTATTTGGGACAGCGCACGTAGACTAGAAAAGAACATGTATCGTGAGGGCATGATGCAGTGCCTCAGCTTTGGCTATACTAAGCCTTTACACATTGGCCGTGGTGGTGCTATACTGTTAGATGACCAACAGGCTTATGAAGCATTAATTTGTATGCGTTATGATGGTCGCGACCTAAATACTAAACCTTGGGAGAGCCAAGGTACTTTTAGAGTCGGTTATCATTATAAGCCTACTCCCGAAGAAGCAGTACAGGGTTTGGCACTGCTAGAGGGTGTTAAGGAATCTAATCCTAAACCCATTTATGTGCCCTATCCAGACCTACGTAAAATTACAATTTTGGACTAAATATGAATGACAGAAGTTTAAACTTATCACAAGCAATTCGAAAACAAATGCAGGCAAACGGTAAACGTTTTTGGGCCGGCGACAACATTAGCGATTATGTAGACGAAGATCAAAAAGCGGTTTTGATCGAAGAAGCCACACAGGCTTTTGAACAAGTTCTCGACACACTATTGATTGATAGAGAAAATGACCCGAACTCAAAAGGCACAGCACGCCGTCTCGCCAAAATGTATTATAACGAAATCATGGCTGGACGTTACGAGCCTACACCTAACGCTACAGCTTTCCCGAATGATACGGACAGCCGATACGAAGGCATGTTGGTTGTGCGTAGTGAGCTTAAGAGCATGTGCAGCCATCATCACCAACCTGTTTCGGGTGTGGCGTATATCGGCATTATTGCTGGACCAAAGCTCATTGGACTTAGCAAGTACACACGTATCGCCCAGTGGTGCGCTCGTCGAGGCACTCTTCAAGAAGAACTTTGCATGGACATTGCTCGCGAGATTAAATTTGCCACTGGCAGTGATGATGTGGCTGTTTATATACAAGCGGTTCACGGATGTTGCGAGAATCGCGGTATTATGGCGCACAGTAGCCTCACTCAAACTACGGTTCTAGAAGGCGCATTCCGTGAGGATGCCAGTGTTAAGAAAGAGTTTTTTGATAATATCAAACTGCAACAGGAATTTGCACCGCGTTAATAAGGAGAACTAAAAATGACAACACCCTTACAGGCCAACCTAGTTGGCATTGCAACAGCACCCGCTGATTGCGTAAACGATCCAGCAATGGATAAGCTAGTACATGACATCATACAGTCCATTGATGTCAATTGGCTAGAAGATGATCAAGTCATTCCGCGTTATCTCAAACGGTACCGTGAATGGATCGAAAGCACACAGCTCAGTCGTGTCAAGGGACTGGATAATTTCCCCAGCGTAACCTACTCGCAAGGCACTACTGAAAGTTTTGACAAATTCTATTTGCGTAATAGAACACGTCGATTCCGCTGCTTCCGTGGAGAGTATCTCTATCACGAGCTGTCATGGAAACATCTAGGCTTTGATTGGGCCTACATTGATGATGAAGAACTCAAACCCAATGATGCCGTGGTATTCAGTTTACCCTTTGCCGACACAGGCGACCAAAAGCACACTACAGAAATGTTGGATCGCTGCTTGGAGTTGGGCATCCCAGTTCTAGTAGACTCTGCATTCTTTGGCATCTGTGCTGATTTAGATTTTGACTACAGCCATCCTGCAATCACAGATGTAGCACAAAGTCTCAGCAAGCCATTCCCAGTGTATGGTATGCGTATTGGTATCAGGTTCAGCAAAGACACTACAGATGGACTAAACATTTACGGCAACACTCACTATGTAAACAAGTTTGGTGCCGCAGTTGCTATCAAACTGTTTGATCATCAAAGCCCCGATGACATTTTCACACGCTACAGAGAAAAACAATTAGCATGGTGTGAACAGTACAACCTAGTGCCCAGCAAGTGCGTGACATTTGGCCTGGACTACAATCACCAGTACGACAATCACAATCGTGGCCTAAAAGACAGCAATCGTATCTGTTTTTCCAAGTTTTTCAACCGGGGCTACTTACCACTTTGACACATAAAGGCTAACGTGTTATAATGGGTGCATGAACAAACTAATTGCACCCATTCTTGTAACTTTAGTATTAACTGCTTGTGGAGGCGGACCTGGCGGGGGTTCTAGTAGCAACCCTGCAGTCACTTCAAACAGAACTCAAGTTTCCAGCATTGGTACTCAAACCAATTTAGTCTACAACATGACAGTAGGCGACATCAACGGGGACGGGCTCGAAGACGTTGTAGTTAGTGGCTGGAACAGCAATGTTGCTACTGCCTATGTTCATATACTTGTGCAAAATGCCAATGGCACTTTAACTGACCGCACCAGCACTCTGTTGAGCAACAATGTAATCAAAGGCAGTCAGCGTGTCATTATTGCAGACTTTAACAGTGATGGGCATCCTGATATTTTTCTACCCGGATTTGATGATGGTACTGCAATCCACTCAGAAAATAGTGTCATGTTCTGGGGCACAGGAGCACAGTTCCGCAGGGAAGATTGGACAGACTCTAGCCAAGCACACGGTGCTTGCATGGGGGACTTAAACGGTGATGGGCAATTAGATCTCATAGTAGCCGGCAGCGGAGTGTTTGTCAACAGCGGCGGATCTAGTTTTACACTCAATACCACCATGCTACCTGGCAACTACTTTTCGGCCTGTGCTGTTATTCCCGAAGGTGCAACCAATACTGTATACTTGGCAAATAACAACAGCGTAGCCGGTTTTAAAGACGCCATTGCAGTATATGATCACACACTGGCACTGGTCAGTACAGTAGGTTATCAAGCTGACATAAACTATGATACGGTTGATGTGGTTGTAGCAGATTTAAATGGAGACGGACATAAGGATTTTGTACTGTCTATAGACGGTGTTAATGTACCTGATCCTGGGCCACGTGAAGTATTGGCCTATACTGGCCCAAATACCTATTCATATTTGACTACACTAGAGTCCAAACGCAGTATGTATTATGGACGTGAATTAATGGTTGGCGGTGTAGACAGTGTGTTCTTTAGTGGCGATGCACTTAATGCAAGTCTATACGTTGGAACTACAAAATACAAACCCAATGCTTTTACAGCAATGGGCGGGTCATCATTTGATCCAGCTACAGTTTACCAAAATCCTAGCACAAACAAGATTTTTATGTTAGAATTAATCAACAACACATTTTATACACAGGAGATGCAATGACAAGTGATGTTTCGTTATTGGATGTATTGACACAGTGGCGTTATGTGCCACTGGACCGGTGGGTGGAGTACATGGACTTGTTCAGCATCGTGGTACAAGCAGGATTGGCGCAGAGTCGCGGCCAAGCACGACGACTGCATGACCAAGGTGGCATACGGCTAGGTGGAACCAAGACCAATGATCCCAATGGATACATAATGTTTCCGCCCGGAGATGAACCAATCACGGTCAAGACTCCACACATCATTCTCTGCCTAGACCGGAACGTGGCAACACAAATCAACCGACATGTATAGGAGATACAATGACTTGGTTTTTGAATTGGCTTGATCGCTTGGGCCGCAAACGTATTGTAATGGACAGGATTGACAATGAACCTTATCTCGAGCGTTACTACCTTTTTCTTAAGGACAGAAAGCGTTTCCCCTTCAATGTGTTTCTACACAAATTTCTTAAGTCAGACCCCGATGATGTGCATGATCATCCATGGAGCTACTTTACGCTTATCTTAAAAGGTGGTTACTATGAATGGACTCCGCAGTTTGATGCATCAGGAAAGAAAATTGGCGAGATGGCTCGATGGTGTGGACCCGGCCATTTTCGTATATGTAGCGCTCGCAGCTTTCATCGTATTGAGCTTGATCCTAGCGTGACCTGCTGGACTTTGTTCATGCCCGGTCCACAAAAACGTGAATGGGGATTTCTCACAAAAGGCAAATGGGTACAGCATGAGCAGTATCTAGCTGATAGGGCAGCTCGATGATTCGACTACCACCAGGTTGCACAGTTTCCTACAACATTGTGATTGATGTCACTGAGCTAACTGGCGACATGATTGAATGGTTTCGCCTAATTGAAGGTACCGTGGGCCACACGGAAATGTATAACCATCGTGGCGTGCGTATTCTAACACCAGTAGTGGCTTATAATGCCAAACCCTGCTATTATATGCAGGATGGTACAAACAATGTGCGCCTACACTTCCGTGGTGCCGATGCCAGTACCGCCAGTATGTTTTTGTTAAAATTCAACGACTATGTGGTGCGTCACAATATGCAAGACGCACTGGACCGTTATGAAAGAGATACAGCTTGACTAAATGGTTGCCCGGTGGCTACAACAATTGGTATTCTGTCAGTGTTGATGGTGCAAAATTTCAACTAAAATTTAATCACGGCGCCAGTGAACGCTATAGCAACTTTGACTATGCAGCCAATCGTGCGGCCCTATTATTAAAACAACAATGGTCAAACAAGCCATTATATCTAGCACTCAGCGGTGGTATTGATAGCGAGTGTGTGGCAAATGTCCTGCTACGAAATCAAATTGAATTCACACCGGTTATACTTAAGATTGAGTCTCTCAATGCCATTGAGACTTGGTACGCAGAATATTGGTGCCGTAAAAACAATATTGTACCAGTGATATTGGAATATACTATCAATGATTTATGCAACAGCATGATCAAGTTTTTTCCTAAACTGTATGCTTTTAAAAATTATGAGCAGACACCTATCATGATTGTGTTTGACTATGTTGAACAACAAGGTGGGCATTGTATCTATAGTGCAGGTGATATCAATTTAGAACCAGGCACAGATCAGTTCTTCTGTAAAAGTTTGGATTTTATCAGTGACATTGTAGGCAAGGGACGGCACCCAAGTGCATTCTTTATGTACACCCCTGAGCTGGCATTGAGTTATATCAATAAATTTGATACCAGTCTTGACGAACAGTATAATAAGTTAAATTTTTATGGTGTAAGCCCAAGACCTAAAGTCGACTATCTCAGTAGTATCAGTTCACATGACAAATTCAATGAAGTTAGAACAAAACTTTTACAAATGTTTAAGACAGACATTTACGAATTTGATGCACGTCATTGGTATGGTACGCGAGAACAAATCATACAACAACTACAACCATAAATATTCAACAGCGGCCTTTGGCTTCATCCCGCTTTACAAACTCTGCCAGCCTATGCTAAAATTTAACATAGGAGAAACAGCATGACACCCATAACTTACAAATATACCAGTACCAAAGAGTACCATGACGCATTTCCATGCGCTTATCGTCAATGGCGAGCAGATAGCCATTGTAATTTGATTCATGGATACAGCTTCAGTATGAAGTTCTACTTTGGTACCAATGACCTTGACGTTCGCAACTGGGCCGCAGACTACGGCGGACTCAAAGAACTTAAGCGTACACTTGAAGATCAATTTGACCATACTTTACTGGTTGCAGAAGATGATCCTGAATTGTCGACATACAAGTTACTCGAATTAAAGAACTTGGC